TGAGGGGCTCATCGAGGCTGGAGGAGCGACAGCTCATCTCCGCCGATGCGGTGCCCACCAGGAGCCGCTGGAGCGAGACTGCCCAGTAGATGTTCTCGATCGCCCCTTCCCCGATGCTGCGCGAGATTGGCGCGCTGGGCCCCAGCGTGTTGTCATCGAAGTTCTCGAAGTCATCTGACACTGAGCCGTAGATGGTGATCCCGAACCACCACAGGCGCCCCTCGTGGATCTTGACCGTCTGGGGCCATCCCCGGAAATCCGACCAGGCGCCTTCCGACCAGTCCGCGCTCTCGGTCGTGCCCCCGAGGGAGGCGAGCACGGAGGCTTGCGCGTGGGTGGAATCCGTGATGGAGCGGATCTTGACGATCCCGGTGATGGAACCGGCGCTGAAGGAAAGGGTACACACCGCAGTGCCCGAGGTGTACTGGCCCGCCTTGATGCCGAGGCGGTAGTACATGACCTGGTTGTCGAAGGTGTCGTTGTAGGCCGGGGTGAAGGCCGGCACCGTGGTGCTCGCCACATCCGACCAGGCGCCCGGCGCCCCCACGGACACCTGCAGCGTGACCGTCCCGACGAAGACGCCGGCGACCTGCCAGGCGAAGGCGCGCTGATCCCCGATGCCATCGACCCGGATCGGATCGGTGAAGGTGCTATCCGAGGAGATGCTGGCCGCGGTGTTCTGGCCGACCGAGGCGATGCGAAAGAGCGCGCCGGCCTGGGTGGGCTTAAAGAGCGGCTTGCTCGCCGTGACGGTGATGTCCCCTGAGAGCGCGCTCCCGGTGAGGGTGATGGGCGTCACATTGAGCACCCGGAACGGCCCGTCCGTGGGCTCGTACAGCACGATCGACCAGGAACGGAGCGAGCGGCGTTCAATCTTTCGCTGCTGGTAGCCTGGGACCGCGACGTAGGTCACATCAGCGGACTGGGCCGAGCGGATGTTGCCCAGGTCCGTGCTCAGCCAGGGGTTGGGGAGCTCGAGGATCCCGGCCCCCTCGATCGCCACCGATACCAGGTAGGCGGCCGGGATGTTCGGGTTCATAAAGCGGATCCACACCGAGCCGGTCACCGGGGTGAAGGTGAGGGAGTGTGTGCCCACGCCGAGAAAAGTTTCGTGGATCAGGGAGTCATCGCCCTGGGTGGTGCCACAGCGGAAGGTGATGGGCCCGCGGGTAATGACGATCCGGAGGGCATGCTCGATGCCGCTCTCGTTGATCGTGACCTGCTGGTCCAGGATCGCATTGTTGGTGCCCGTGCCCACGAGCTGGGCGAACCCGCCGGCATTCCAGGTGCTCGCCGCCCCGGTCTCGTCCGAATCCGTCCAGCCGGCCAGACTCCCCGCAAAGGTGCCGTTCGTGATCACGGCGGTGACGGCGGGCCGGGTGACCAGGGCATCGGAGATGAGCACGCGGATTGTGCCCTGCGTGACCTCGATGCGCGCCAGATCATCGTGGGAAAAGACGAAAGGCAGGGCCTTGGCCAGCAGATTGTTCTTGGTGCCCGTGAGGTACCCGAGTCCGGGCCGCAGGCTCATGCTGCCCAGGACCCTGCAGATCCAGTTCACCATGGTGAGCGCGGCCATCCGATAGCGCGTCAGATCAATGCGCGCGAGCCCCAGATCCGAGAGGATCCCGCGGTTGAAGGCCAGGGTGGCCTGGGTCTGCTGTGGCACTTGAGCAGGCCCCTTCTAGCCGATCAGCTGATTGCGGCTGCCCCGATCCCCACCCCAGGTGCGCCGGCCGCGCCTCGCCTGGCTCCAGGTGCCCACGGGCAGGAACTGCGTCGGATCCTCCATCGCATCGTTGCTCTTGGCGCGCTTCAAGGCCGCGTCCAGATCTTTCATCACATCGTCCTTCACCCGCTGGCTGTTGGTCAGCCGGGTCACGACCTTGCTGGCGAAGTACAGCTCCACGTAGCGCTGGAATCCATCGGGCCAAAGGGCGAGGTTCATGCCCCACTGCGGATCATCCGAGATCCAGCGCACGTAGATGATGTCGAGGTCACAGAACAGGTACCCCGCCTCGTCCATGTACCGAGTCAGCGGGACGTTGAAGAACTCGTCCTCGCACACCCCCGCCCAGCGGATCCAGTCGGCGGGGTGGTTGAACGCGCGCTTGAATCCGAAGGGCGGGGTGAAATCAGGGCTGTAGAGCCACTGCGCAGCGCGCATGGCAAACTTCCACAGGCCGTGGGAGAGGCAGGTGCGCACCGCACCGCGATCCCACACCCCATCGAGCTCCCGGCGGGTCTCCCGATTTTCGGTGGTGCTGAGTAGGCGACGGTCCCCTATCGCCCCCAGCGCCCCGTTGTAGATGCTCAGTCGGTCAGCCATGGTCGTTTCTCCCCTGTTAAAACCCCGGTTTTAACCGGGGTAGAAACAGGTGTCAGCGGAGGAGGGGATCGGCTTCAGGCAGCTTGACTGGTCCCGGCGATCGAGCGCCCGTAGTTCTCCAGCCACACGAAGGCATCGGCCTTGGTCTTGCACCCTTCCTTGAGGACCTTCCGGTCCACCTCGCGCACCACACGAAACTGGGAGTGCTTGCCGCCCCACTCCACCACGTGCCCGGCGAGCAGCGCGCTGGAGCCTTGCGGGGTGATGGCGGCCAGGTCGATCTTGCGCAGGAGCGCTACCTTGGCGAAGTTCAGACCCGCATCCTGCACCAGGTACTCGGCCCACCAGGTGCCATCATCGGCGTGGGCTTCGATCCGATCCATGACCCGAAACTCGCGCGCGTTGTGTGCCCAGTAGGCGGGATTGAGCAGATCTTCGGGGCTCGTGCCCACCTCGATGTCGCAGTCCCACACGTTGCGCTGGCTCTCGGCCAGGTGCTTGCGGGTGGGGTGCAGGGGCGGTGGGGCGGCTCGTTCTTTGGCCTCGGCCATGGGCGTCTCCTGGTGAGAAAAAAGGCCCGGGCTTGAAGCGCCGGGCCTTTAAGTTCCGTCAGCGAGCCAGTCTCTGTCAAGACTTAGGTGGCGGTGAGCGGGGTTCCATCGAGGGTTACGGAGTTGCCCGTGCCCAGCGATTGCACGAAGGCCAGCGACATCGTCGGCGTGGTGATGTCGAAGATCAGGACCGCGTCCCCGATACGCATGCCCAGGAGCTGTGCGTTCGAGAAGTAGTTCGCGGCCTTGACCGTCGCTATCGCGTCGGTCGAGGAGTAGCCCCACAGGTTTGGCGGTCCCTTGGTGGCTTCCGTGGTGTTGAAGTTGGCGATCGGGCCCCAGCTGAGCTTGACCGGCGGATTTGCTACTTGGTAAGCCATGATTGCAGTCCTCCGGTTAGCTCAGGGCCGAGCCGTCGTGGTTGACCAGCACGATACCGCTGTTCTGGAGAACAACGCTACCCATGTTGATCGTCGCACGTGCCCAGCTGTACGCCTGTTCCTCGTCGTAACCGACGGGGCTCTCCATGCCGGCAGAGTCGACCGCGTGGCCGATACCGCTCTTGTGGAAAGCAAAACAGGTCTCGGCCGCGGTTCCCCCACCGGGCAGGTTCGGGTGCACGATCCACAGTGCCCCGTACCACATATAGCTCTGGGGCTTGTCGCGCCAGGCCAGGTCCGCCCCTTCGCTCGGGGGCTTGTTGATGTACAGACGGGAGGCGAACTCCGTGATCTGCATCAGGTAGCCTTCGAACGCGGGGGTGATCAGGAACGTGATGTTCGAGTCCCAGGGGACTCCGGCGTTCCCGAGCTTCGTCTTCGCCTTGGCGACCAGTCCCAGCGAGGCGGTGACAGCCGCTCCCGTGTTGACCGAGCCGGTGGCGAGCGAGGTGATGATGTCGGAGTCAATCTTGCGATTGACGACCGTCATCGTGGTGGCCTGCATGATCGCGCGCTGGTTGCCCTGGCTCGCGAAGATGTTGAAGTTGGTCTTGCGGACCAGATCATGCCACTCGGCCAGCGTTGCGGACTGCTGGGCCAGGTTGTCGGCGCGGGCGGGAATGAGGCCGTTGACGCCGCGGGTCACAGCGATTGCGCCGCCGGTACCGGCTACCAGAAAGGTGGCCGTGTTGCCCTTGATCACGGCCTCCGTGGTGCACACGTCCCGCAGGAGGCTCTGGCGTTGCTCGAACTGAGCAATGAACTCCTGGCGGTACTGGGTTTGGAATGCGGTGTCCGACATGGACTACCCTCCTAAAAAAGGTGGCTTGAATGCCCACTTTCCGGGGTTCCTGTCGGGGCGTCCGGCGGGGTGACCTCTTTGGGGG